CTTCCGAAGCAGCACAACAACGCTTTGCAGCCATAGGAGAACAACAAGGTTTGTTCCAGGCAGGTATGCAAGGCGAAACTGCAATCAGTCAAGAAGAACAAATTGCTGGAACCTTCGGAACAAACGCAGAAGCACGACAGGCAATTGCCCGAAGGAAGCGTTCCCGTCAAGCAGGATTTGAAGCAGGTGGAGGCTTTGCCTCAAACCAATCACAACAAACAGGACTTACCACAATCGGTCAGTAGCACACAAGAAAAATATGTGTTATAGTAATACCGATGCCGATGGCAAGACTTACTGATAGCCCCCCTAATCAGTAACGAAATAATGGGGTGTAACAACTAGCAGCCACCACGTTCCTCCGATGTGGTGAGGGCTTAAGGAGAGTGCAATGTCAGATTTCAATGAAGATTATGATTCAGAGATAGACGACCAAATGGATACCGAACCCAGACAGAATCCTGTACGGGCGAGGATGAAACAGTTGGAAAAAGAAGCCAACGAACTACGCAAACAAGTTGCAGAGTTCGCCACAGCCAAGCAAGAACTTGCTTTCGTGAAGGCTGGAATAGACACCAGTAATCCACGATTCAAATACTTTGTTAAAGGCTATGACGGTGATTTGACCCCTGAAGCAATCCGTGAGGCTGCCGAAGAAGCACAACTAATTACACCCCAGACAGATGACTCCGACAAACGAGGCTGGCAGCAAACCAATAAAATTGCTGCTGGAAGCGAATCGGCACCACCACCTCCATCTTGGAACAAGCGTATTAGTGAAGCCAACTCTGAAGCAGAGGTCTACAAGATTTTTGAAGAAGCACAAGCACAAGGCATAGACCTTTTTTAACCACTTCTATCCAATAAGGAAAAACTAAAATGGCTGATTACTACGCAGCAGAAACAGGCACAGCAAACCTACAAACAGACCAGGTGGCATTTGAGAAGTTGGCATATTTTGCCCTTCGCCCAGAAATGTACTTTGACCAGTTTGCAGATGTCCAAGCCACAAACGCAACCAACCCAGGTGCATCAGTTAAGTTCACAGTATTCGCAGACCTTGCAGCAGCAACCACTGCTCTTGGCGAAGCAGAAGACGTAACCCCTGTCGCAATGAGCGATAGCCAAGTTACTGTCACTCTCAACGAATACGGTAACGCAACTGTAACGACAGCAAAACTTCGTGCAACCTCGTTCCTCCCTGTAGACCCAGTAGCAGCACAAGCAGTTGGTTACAACGCTGGTTTGTCAATTGACACCATCGCTCGTAACGTGCTTGAAGCAGGCGACAACGTGGTTTACGCAACAGGTGGAGCAGTTGACCCATCCAGCCGTACAACCGTTAACGCTGACGACACCCTCGCAGCAAATGACGTTCGTAGAGTTGTAGCACAACTTCGTGGCGCAAACGTACCTACCATCAATGGTTCGTATGTTGGCTTCATCCACCCAGACGTGTCTTATGACTTCCGTTCAGCAACAGACGCAGCAGCGTGGCGTACACCTGCTAACTACGTCAACCCTGAAGGCATCTACAACGGTGAAATCGGTATGTTTGAAGGAGTCCGTTTTATGGAGTCGCCACGTGCGCCGAAGTTCACTGACGCATCAAACAACAGTGGTTCCAGTGGAACAATTGACGTATACGGCACACTCATTATGGGTCGCCAGGCTCTCGCTAAGGGTATCTCCCTCGGTGGCGAGTATGGCTCACAGCCAACGATTGTGTACGGAACAGTGACCGACCTTCTCAAGCGTTTCCGACCAGTCGGTTGGAAGCACTTCGTTGGTTACGGTGTGTTCCGTCAGGAAGCATTGCGTCGTATTGAGTCAGCATCAAGCATTGGTACAAACGCCTAATTTCCGACAAGGAATTGATTAGAACCCCATAAAGGTTCAGCGAAGCCCCTGCCCGTTTGGGTGGGGGTTTTTGCTATCCTGTGTGTATGGCAACATTTATTCCACCAGTTGACCCGTTTGTTTATTGGGCTGAACCAGGCGAAAGAGGAATCTTTGCGTATATGAATCCAGGCAAAAGAGGGCGCAACGTGTTCAAATTGACTGATGGTTCTTTCACAGAATCACAACCTGGCGACCCGTCAATTATTTCTATTACTTACCACGGTGGTCACGTTCATCCGTTGACTGCTGCTGAGGAAGCAGATTTGATTGCTGCTGGCTATGGAGATTACATTGAAGCATAGGGAAGACCATCCGAACCTGGATGTTGAGGGATGTTTTGCTTGTAAAATTACAGGGATACAGGTGGGTTCTAATTCAACTACTACTCGTGGTTCGCAGGTAGCGAAAATCAATGAGCGTGAAAAGGGTTGGAATAAAGATATGCCTGCCTATAAGCGTCTTCGTGAGCAGGGTTTGCAACCTAGACAGATTGATGGTGCTTCTGTGTTGGAATCACGGGCAACTGAACGCTGGCAAATTGAAGGTCTGCCTGCTTCTGAAACGTGAACTATCAACATTGGCAAGGGTTTGATGACCCTAACTTTGGTTATGGGGCGATGCTTGACGGGTTCAAGAAGTCTTTACCTAAGAATGTAAAACTGGACAAACACGCTTCTGTTCACGTTCATATGCAAATCCCTAATGCTTGTAAGGGTTGGTTCAGGGGGCAACATAAGGTTTTGTTTTCTATGTGGGAAACGGATTCTTTGCCTGGCAATTTCCGTAGGTGGATAGAACATTTTGACCAGGTTGTTGTTCCTTGCCAACATAATGTGGAACTGTTTAGTCAGTTTCATAATGATGTTTCTTATTGTCCTTTAGGGGTGGACCATAGTTTTTGGAAACCTATGGATGCTGAACGGACTGATGTGTTTCGGTTCCACGGGGGTGGTTCTTTATGGAGGCGTAAAGGGCTGGATGTTTTGGTGAATGCTTTTAATGCTTTGAAGTTGCCTAATACTGAACTGCATATCAAGGCTGCGCCTCACGCTAAGGATGTGCCTTTGAATCGTTTGGGTGACAAGGTGTTTTTGAATAGAGATTGGATGACTCGTGAGCAGCATCGTGAGTGGTTCAACCAGGCTGATTGTTTTGTGGCTGTGTCTCGTGGTGAAGGTTTTGGTTTGATGCCTTTACAGGCTATTGCCAGTGGCGTTCCTACAATCGTGTCAGACAGCACAGGACAGTCCCAGTTCGCTCATTTAGCCTTTGGGGTGGTTCCGTGTCGTAAATCTACGGCAGAGACTTTGGGGCAGTGGGATGAACCGAACCAGAAGGTGTTGGAGGAACTGATGATGGAAGCATATTCAAACCGTCAAACCATTAGGGATAGGGCTGTGGCTCGTGTCCCCGAATCAAAAGCGTTTTCTTGGTCTAACGCCACCAAACAACTACTTAACCTCATCCCAGAAGGAAACCTTCTGGAAGACCCAGTGTGGTATGAACCTGAAATTATGACCAGCATCCAAGTGGTTCGTAAAGTCAACGCCCACATCGGGTCGCAGTTTTATAGTTTGAAACCAGGAGAAACCTATGTTGTCCCAGAAAATGTGCATCAAGTTCTTCTGAACTCAGGGGCTATCCAATAGTGCTATAATCACACAAGTATGGCTGCACCTGCAAGACAAGATTTAACTATTACCCGTGGTGATACCGAAATGGTAGAGGTCACTATCACTACTGACGGTACAACTGCTGTGGATATTACAGGGCGTACCTACACGTCACAGATGCGTACCACCCCAGACATCGCTGCCATTTCCATTACAGGTACCTGCGCTGTTACTAATGGGGCTGCTGGTGAGATGGCTGTCACGTTTGCTGCTGCCGATACTGCCGATTTAGACCCTGGCTTTTTGTATTGGGATTTGCAGGAAAACGCTGCTGGTGTTATTACCACTATTCTTTCGGGTACTGTAACGGTTCTTGCCGATGTGACCAGGTAGTTTATGGCTACCACAAAGGTCACTGTTGCTGTTTCTAACGAACCAGTTGTTGTATACAAATCTGGTACTTCTATTGTTTTGGCGTTGGCTGACCCTTCTGTGCCTGCTACTGTCGGCACGAAAGTTTTAGTTGTTGGGTCAGAGTCGGCTGGTCCACAGGGAGCAAAAGGGGATACTGGTGCTACAGGCGCAACAGGACCAACAGGTCCTACGGGTTCTACAGGGTCAACAGGTTCAATTGGTGCCACTGGACCCACAGGTGCGACTGGACCGACAGGCTCTACAGGGAATACTGGTTCAACAGGACCGACAGGGGCGACAGGTTCGGTTGGTGCTACTGGACCTACAGGCTCCACAGGGACAACTGGGGCTACTGGGGCTACAGGGGCGACAGGTCCTACTGGCAGCACAGGTACCACGGGTGCTGTCGGAGCGACAGGTCCTACGGGTGCAACAGGTATTACAGGGGCGACTGGACCTATCGGTCCAACAGGGGCAACAGGTGCTACTGGGGAAACGGGTGCGATTGGGGCTACTGGTCCTACTGGTGCAACTGGAGCCACGGGCACTACAGGATTACAGGGTCCGACAGGACCCACTGGTGCGACTGGTAATGTGGGTGCCACTGGTCCGACAGGTGCGACTGGTGCGCAGGGTATTCAGGGTGTTACGGGTCCTACTGGTGCGACTGGTGATACAGGTCCGATAGGTCCTACGGGTCCTACTGGTGCTGTTGGTGCGACTGGTCCTACTGGACCTACAGGGGCGACTGGTGATGCTTCTACTGTGACTGGACCTACTGGACCTACAGGTTCATCTGGTTCTTTTGCTACAACACAAACTGTCAATACACAAACAGGAACAACCTATCAATTGTTAGCAGCAGATTTAGGCAAGATGGTTACGTTGAGCAATGCTTCAGCCGTGACGGTAACTGTTGGCACTTCTCTTGGTTTTACTGCTGGTCAAAGTCTTGACTTGTTGAGTCTTGGGGCTGGTCAAGTTACTGTTGCTGCTGGTGGTGCCACATTGACTGGTACGCCAGGTTTGAAACTTCGTACTCAATATTCAAGTGCTACGTTGTACTGCATCGGGACCAACAGTTTTGTTCTTATTGGTGATTTGAGCGCATAATGCCTATCCATCGTGGGATAGTTGCTGCGAGCATTACTGAACTACCAACGGTAACTATCAATGCCGTTACTAATTTCAACCAAGACCGAGCCACATTCAACGCAACGGTTAGTGCTAACTATCAAAGCACAACAGTTAAGTTTCAGTACAACACTACAAACAACTTTTCTTCTTTTACGGAAGTAACTGCTACTGGTTCACCTGTTACTGGTCAATCTGTTGCTGTTTATTACAACGTAACTG